AAAGCATGGCAATATCTAGAGCACAATTAGTAAAAGAGTTAGAACCAGGCTTGAACGCACTTTTCGGTTTGGAATATAACAGGTACGAAAATGAACATGCAGAAATATATACTGCTGAAACTTCAGACAGAGCTTTTGAAGAAGAAGTAATGTTAAGTGGTTTTGGATCAGCTCCTGTTAAAGCAGAAGGTGGAGCAGTTCAATTTGATGATGCAAACGAATCTTTCACTGCAAGGTATACACACGAAACCATCGCTATGGCTTTCGCAATTACCGAAGAAGCAATTGAAGATAATTTGTATGACAGATTAGCTGGTAGATACACAAGAGCTTTAGCAAGAAGTATGTCAAATACTAAGCAAGTAAAAGCTGCAAATGTTCTTAACAACGCCTTCAGCGCATCTTTCACAGGTGGTGATGGTGTATCTTTATGTAATGCAAGTCATCCAATATTAAGTGGTGGCACATTTCAAAATACATTAAGCACAGCTGCTGATTTATCAGAAACATCATTAGAGCAGTCCTTAATTGACATTGCGGCTTTTGTTGATGAAAGAGGTTTGAAAATTTCTACACAAGGTATTAAGTTGATAATTCCAAAAGAATTACAATTTACTGCTGAGAGAATTTTAAAAACTCCGCAAAGAGTGGGAACAGCTGATAATGATATTAATGCTATGGCTTCTATGGGAATGATTCCACAAGGTTATAGAATTAATCATTTTTTAACAGATACTGATGCTTTTTTCATTATGACTGATGCTCCTAACGGCATGAAACAATTTGTTAGAGCTCCAGTAAAAACTGCTATTGAAGGTGACTTTGATACTGGTAATGTAAGGTTTAAAGCAAGAGAGAGATATTCATTTGGATTCTCCGATCCTAGAGGTATTTTTGGCTCACCTGGTGCAGCTTAAACATCTCTTATGATAAACGAAAAGAGGGGCTTACAAGGCCCCTTTTTTTATGTATACTATAAACAACCAAGAATTATATAACGGATATAGACTGGCTTGGCAGATAACCTAGAAAACTATATCTACAACTAGGAGAAAATTATGGGAACAACAACTTTTTCAGGTCCAGTCCGTTCAGAAAACGGATTTGAGACTGTTTCAAAAAACACAACTACTGGTGCAATTACAATTACTAGTGGAAACAAAATGGCAAGTGAAGCTGCTGGAGGTGCTGGTATTGAAGGCACAGCAGCCACTTATATAACACAAGTTGAAAGACTCAAAAGTGATACATCTACAAATGTAAACATAGTTAAAACCACAATAATGATAGATTTAACAGGATTAAATTCTGGTGGAACTGCTGGTGACATTATCGGTAAAGATGGTTCAGGTGTAGCATACATAGGTCAAATAACAACAGCAAACCAAGGTACAGTTTTTGGTGTAACTATGGAATGTTTTGAAACACCTACTACTGGTGAAGATGACATTGATTTATATGTTGCAACTGAAGCTACTGGTGTGGAAGACACAGCTATTGGTGACTTAACAGAAAATCAATTAGTAAATGGTGGAACACAGGCAGTGGGGGGTAGAGCTACTAACGTAACTACTTTACCTACTACAGCAGATCAATATTTATACTTAGTTGGTCAAGGAACAACTGCTGGTACTTATGATGCAGGTAAACTTTTAATAACAATAATTGGTTTTGACGCAGCTAGTTAATAGGAGATTATTATGAACTCAGATATAGGAGCATTAACTTTAACTAGCACTGGTTCAATTCAGTCTGGTAGAACAAGATTGCTATCTATTTATTATGTAGGTCATGCTTCAGCTGGAAGTTTAACTTTTAAAGATGGTGGTGGTAGTGGCACACAAAAACTTGTTATTGCTACACCTGCTGGAAGTGCGGCTGATCAATATCAAGTTGATATGCCTTTAGATGGTATTCTTTTTAAAACTGATATGCACTTGACCATAAGCAATGTAACCTCTGTTACTGTTTTTGTAACACCGATTACTTCTGCTACTGACAATGGATAGTTATACAGAAGAACTTATAATGTTAAAAAGGGGAGGGATGCCTCCCCGAAACAAAAAGAATTTTCGTTCTACAAAGTCTGGTGCTGGGATGACACAAGCTGGTGTTATGGCTTACAGAAGAAAAAATCCTGGTTCAAAACTTAAAACTGCTGTTACTGGTAAAGTTAAGAAAGGAAGTAAGGATGCAAAAAGACGTAAATCGTTTTGTGCTAGAAGTGCAGGTCAAATGAAAAAGTTTCCAAAGGCAGCTAAAAACCCTAATTCAAGATTACGTCAAGCAAGACGTAGATGGAAGTGTTAAATGAAACTATCAGATAATTTTAGCTTACATGAGTTTACAAGATCACAAACAGCTACAAGACATAGTATTGATAATACGCCTAGTAAAGAAATAATTGGTAATTTACAATCCTTATGTTTAGGAGTTTTACAGCCAGTAAGACAACATTTCCAAAAACCAATGATAATTAGTTCTGGTTACAGATGTGTAGAATTAAATATTAAAATTGGTGGTAGTATTACTTCACAACATGTACAAGGGCAAGCAGCAGATATAGAAGTATTAGAAGTTAGTAATTTAGAACTGTCTGATTGGATAAATAAAAATTTAAGTTTTGATCAATTAATTTTAGAGTTTCATAATCCAGATGAAGATCCTCATTCTGGTTGGGTTCATGTATCTTTTAACTCTGATAATAACAGACATGAATACAAAGAAGCTTACAAAAACGAAGAAGGTAAAACAAGGTATAGATTAAGATAATGGATAATATAACACCAGAGTTAGTTGAAACAGTTCATAACATATCTTGGTTTGATGGTATATGTTATATCGTATTAGGATTGGCAACTTACGCTGCATATAAATGGATAAAAAACAAATGGCGATGAATAGAGGAAGTATGAGGCAACAGATTACTAAAGGGCCTATGAAAAAAAAAGTTGGTTTATATAAAAAAGGTAAAAGAATTAGAGTGGTACAAGGTAATAAAAAAAAGTCAAAGAGCAAGTTATTTACATAACAAGTTCTCTACTTTATAATTATAAAAGGAGTTATTATGACAAAATTATGCCCAAGAGGAAAAGCAGCGGCAAAACGTAAGTTTAAGGTTTATCCAAGCGCCTATGCAAATGCGTACGCATCAAAGGTTTGTGCAGGTAAAGTTAAAGGACCCGGAGGAAAAAAAAGAAAAGATTTTAGAGGGCCTAAACCTTCTGGAGGGGGTGGCACGGCAAGTGCTGCAAGAAAAATACGTTCAGCAAGAAATGGCTTATCTGTTAATTTAAAGGGTGATTTACAATATAATAAAGATCCTTTAAAATTACTATATAGTCCATCAGGTAAAAAATTATCAGGGGAAATTAAAACTAAAGTAGGTAAAGCTACTTTAAAAATAGGAGCGAGTAAAAAAGGTAAAAAAACTCAAGGAGGTTTTAAACTATCTGTACCTTTGAATTCACAAGGTTCTTTTATTCAAGGAGAAGCAGACGGAGTTGACATCAGTAATCCTTCTACTCAAGCTTATTACAAAGGATTAATGGACTAATGTCTTTAAAAAAATGGTTTGATCAAAAATGGGTAGATATTGGAAGTAAAAAAGCTGATGGTACTTTTGCAAAATGTGGACGAAGTAAACAAAAAGCTGATGCTAAAAGAAAATACCCAAAGTGTGTTCCTTTAGCAAAAGCTAGAAGAATGACTGAAGGACAAAGAAAAAGTGCAGTAAAAAGAAAAAGAGCAAAAGCACAAGGAGTCACTGCTTACAAAGGTGGTTTAGCCGATAAATATTATGAAGGAGTTTTATAATGTCTAGAATGAAACAATTACAAGCTTTAGCCAAAGAAGCCAGAGAAAAAGGCGATAGAGATAAATATGAAATGATACGAGGAGACATATTTAAGGAGTTTGACTTTGACATAGGTAAGTTTGGTGGCGGTGGTGAGATAAAATATGACAAAGGCTCACAAATGGATAAGCAGTTAAAGGGTTTAGATAAAGCTAGAGCTAAAGCTAAATCAGATGCAGCTACTATTAGAGCAGGTAAAAAAAATATACAGAATACTATTGATAAAGGTATGGCTGATTTGAATAAAAAATATGCTGATTTATATAAAAAAGCACCTTTACCTCCTAAAATAAAAATGGCAAAAAGAATTGGAAATGTAGCCATAGGTTTAGGAACTGCAGCATTCGCAGGTGCAGGTTATGAAATTAAAAAAATGTTTGATAGAAATATGCAACTAGGAGCAAGATCAAAGTATGGTTCTAGTCAAGATTATCCTGAAAGACCCGATACAAATAAATTTGGTAAAAAAATTAAGAAAAAAAACATGGGTGGTGAGATTAGAGGAAAAGGTAAAGCTATCAGAGGTTTTAAATTTGGAGGTATTAAGTAATGGCTACCTCAGGCACTACAGCTTTTGATTTAGACATCGATGATATTATACAAGAAGCTTACGAGCGTTGTGGTATAAGAACTAATTCTGGTTATGATTTAAAATCAGCTAGAAGAAGCTTAAATATTTTATTTGCAGAATGGGGTAATAGAGGTATACATCTTTGGAAAATAGAATTAAAAGAACAACAACTTACAGCAGGTACGGCAACTTATACAGCTCCTACCAATGCTAGTGTAGTTTTAGAAGCTTACGTAAGTACGACTACAGGCACTACTTCATCTACAAATGATGTGTCTTTGACAAAAATAAGTCGTAGTCAATATGCCGCTTTACCTAACAAAGGTTCACAAGGACAACCAAGTCAATATTATGTTGACAGACAAACTTCACCTACGATAACTTTGTATCAAACTCCTGATGCGAGTACATATACATATGTAAAATATTATTATATGAAGAGGATAGAAGATGTCGGTGCATATACTAATCAAGCAGACGTGGTATTTCGATTTATACCCTGTATGGTTGCAGGTCTTGCATATTATCTTTCCATGAAAAAAGCTCCTAATCTTATGCAGGCCACAAAGCTAGTTTATGAAGATGAATTACAAAGAGCATTGACAGAAGATGGTCAAAGAACTTCTGTGTATATTACTCCACAAACATTTTACCCACAAGGTGTGTAATGGATAACTTAAAAAAATTACGAAAAAAATTACAAAAAACAAGAAGTAAAATGATTAATCAACCTCAAGTTCGTGAACTTTTAGCAATAGAAAAAAAAGATGGCAAGATAAAAGAGATAAGAGGTGGAGAATATTTTTCAAGTTTTTTAGCAAGACAAATACCAGATGCTTTAGATAGAAGAACAAAAAGAAAAGGAGACAAAGTTTTAAAAAAGATAAAAGATATTAAAAAAGG